ACAAACTAACATTACTTCTGTTGGCACACTAACTGGTCTTACTGTAAGTGGAACTACTAACTTACAAGGAACTACAAATGGTACTACAATCAATGCTACTACTGTACAAGCAAGTACAATCGGTAACAGTGGTGCTACACACACAGGTGCATCATTTACATCAACTAGCCAATTTTATAGTAGTGCAACGCTCGCTGCACAATTAGTTTTAAACTCATCGGGAAGTTTTTATGGTTCAATAGGTAATCCTGGTCCGCAAGTATGGAGTTTAGGTTGGAGTAACAATAATACAGGCGCACTTACTGGCAATGCAATGACATGGAGTGCATCAGGCGTAACTACGCATTATGGTACAGTTATTCCAAGCAGTAACAATTCTATAACTTTAGGAAATACAACAAACTATTGGTCAACTGTATATGCAGTATCATTTACTGGAACATCAACTACCGCAAAGTACGCTGACTTGGCCGAAATGTATCATGCGGATGATTATTATGTGCCTGGCACTGTAATGGTATTTGGTGGTGATCTTGATGTAACTGTTTCAAAAAGCAGTCATGATACCGCAATTGCTGGTGTAGTTTCAACTAATCCTGCATATCTAATGAATGATAATTTTGAAAGCGATAATTGGTTGCCAATCGCACTTACTGGACGAGTTCCTTGTTTAGTTCGCGGACCAGTTAATAAGGGCACACTCTTGGTTAGTAGTGATATAAAAGGTGTTGCGTGTGCATTGGATAAATCCTTATATGAACCAGGTTGTATAATTGGTAAGAGTATGGATATCATTAGTGAAAGTAGCATAAAGAAAATTGAAATAGCGGTGGGTAGATTCTAATGGCATTTCCAATTAGTCCCAGTGGTGGTCAAACAACAGTTATAAACAATACAAATTATACTTACAATGCTGAGCAAGGCACTTGGGCTACAATACAATCTAGTAGAAGTAACCCTATTACCATTTCTGCAAAGTTGCAACACCATAAATATTGTTGAGGAAAACATTATGGGAAATCTAAACACCGCATTATATCGTCGTAATTATACAGGAGAATCTGTAACTTACGTACAAGATGGACAAATGAAAAGTGTCTTTGCAACTCCTCGTAGTTTGCCTTATGATATGAGTGTTAAATCTGCTGTTGTTTTAGGAAATGGCGTTAGTCGTTTAGAATCAGATATTCAACTTATTCTTTCACAAAACAATGTGAGACTTGCAGAAGGTTATAAATTTACATATGCATGTAATGCTGCTTATCGTGATACATCAGCAGATTATTATGTTATAAAAGATAATGTTTTCTTTTCTGAAATTTCGTTAGATCAATATAATAAAATGTTTACACCAAATGACACATGGGTTGCTTATAAAGATACAAATTTACTTCCCCATTGTTACCACTTAGATGCTGGCAGTGCTGCTGCATATTTGGCTGCATTTGACGGCGCTAATAATGTATTCTTATTTGGCTTTGATGGTTCAGATAGCGTAACTAGTGAAAATGTTTATACTGGCACGGTTGGTTATGAACATCCAAAATTAATTGAAAATTTTGATAAATTTAATATTTTTCTTTATAGTGTTATTAAAACTTATAATTCAACTATGTTTTATAGAGTAAGAAATCATTTCACAAATGATTTTAATCCAATTCTAAAAACATTACCTAATTATAGAGAAATTACTGTTCGTGATGCAGTTATTTTAGGCGACTTCTAATAAATCTTTAATAGTTTGTAATTTATCTTTTATAACTTTGCTGTTAAGTGAATTGTATAAACCTGGGTGTAGCGGTTTTGGAGTATTGCTTAAATCGCACCAAGCATAACCTTTATGTTCATTGCTAAGTGACGGTATAAATTCTGTTTTTACTAATAAAACAAACGTATGATAATTAAAGTGTCCGTCAGGTGATGAAAATAATTCAATGGGAATAGTTTTAATTATATGCGGCAAAAAACCAATTTCTTCACTTATCTCTCGCAGCAACCCTTCATTAAGTGTTTCTTGCTGCTCCAATTGACCACCTACCAAACCCCAAGTGTCACTGTAAGTATCTTGATCACGCAATAAAAATAAACCACGTCCAGTTTTTGCACTTAAGAATAATGCGCCAGCAGCAGTTAAATTACGATTGACCATAGACCTTCTTGATACAGACCTTCCCAACTTTTTTGCCATTGATTTCCATTCCATGCATATTGAATACTACTAAAAGTGTTAGTTACATAACTTGCGTTGCTGACTGAATTTGGACGATATGCTACAAACCATGAATTGCCATTATATTGAATAATATCATTTGGCAATGCTGTAGTAATACTACTATTAGCATTTTGCCATGCTGATGCTCCATTACCTAAGCTTGCTCCGCCCATATTATTAACAAGTAAATATCGCTGACCTGTACTTGCGGCAGGCAATCCTGCGCCAGGTCCATTTACTTGTGGATCAACAATAGCGTTAATGCTTGGTAATATATTTGTAGGTATAGTAGCAGTATCAACGTTAAAAAGTAAATTATTTGGATTTGTAGCATCATATGCTACAGTTCCAGTTATTAATCTATCAGTAACTGTGTCTGTCAGATATAGCATGCTATAATTATTAGCTATTTCTCCAAAACTGTGTATCACTGGTGCCCATGGAATAGCATTACCTATTGTTGTAGGCATCGACAAAGAACTATTATTTAATTCTGGTCCATGATTTGGAAATAGTGTTACATTGCCATTATTAACTAATGCTTGATAACCAGTTGGTGTAAAATACTGACGGTTGCCAAGATTATTAGTTTGGTCTATTAACGCTTGACTTGGATTGCCCAACGCATCATATACATTAGCAACAACGCTTTGTACTATTCCAAGACGCAATAGTTTAGCAGGTGTAGTGATCCAAATTGGCAATTCAAACGTAAAAGTAGCAACGTCGATAGGATCATCACTGCCTACTGGTATATTTCGTGTGCTCCAGTTTGTTCCTGTTAGTAGTATATAACTTAAGCTAGTCCAATCAAGATAGTTATCAGTGCTTTGAATTTCCATGTCAGGATTAAATTGCGCACTTATCTGTTCCCACAGTTGTAATTTTTGATCAAAGTTACTTGTCCAAATCTCCATATTGACAGTCAATCTATATGGTGCTGGCATTAAACGATTAACACTAAAATTTTGTCCTTGATTAGAACTTACATTTCCTGTTAGCGGATCATTTGCACGAGAGCGTAGCGAAATATTATCTACAAATTTTGGCTCTTGCATGCGCGCACGATCATAATCAACTTTAGTAATATAAACAACCATAGCTGGCACAGCATTGATACTATTATCACTATTTTGACGCATGATAGCGGCAACTTGGCGATTTGTATCTGCATAGCGACATGGCACTCTATATAAAACACTGTTGCCATTAATATCTTTGCCAAACTCAACATACATGTCGCTAAAAATGCGAACAAATTGATTCATAAATCTGCGTATTTGTTTATCGTAAAAAAATTGACCCACAGGTTTATCCTAATTTATCTGGCGTAAGTTTAAGTAAATTACTTAAAGTTTGATTACTTGGAACAGTTGCTCCATTAGTTAGTTTAACTGTAGCGGTGTTGTTAATAAATGAGCCAAGTTGTGTATTTGTATTAGCGCCTGTGATATTAGCACGATTTACATCTTGTATCGCAACCCATGTTGTTCCGCTATATCTAAACAATCTATTAGGAACATAGTCTGTGCGTAAAACATATTGTCCTTGTTGTGGGTTTAACGGAAATGCAGTATCGACCGTTACAGGCAAGCCATTTGGTGGCGCACCATCAGCAGTTAAGTAGCCTGGAATAGCAATAATGGGACTAATTCCATCTGCTGTAGGCAATATGTAAAGACTATTTGTGCTGTATCCACTGTTTGGAACATCGCTATTTGCTTGTGCAACAACCGCATCATTTATTTTGAGATTAATGTTATAATTACTCATCATATCTCGAAGTGTTGTATCAGTTGATTTATTTGCTGGTTGATCAAGTATATCACGATATTCTTGTCCATCAACCATAGGCACAACTTTACAACGCCATAGGTGACTCCACCATGTTTGTGCATAACCTTCACTTGCACGAGTTGCTTCTTGTACAACATAAAATTTCTTTAATGCTGCTGGTAAATTTTCATCAAGAGGATAATAATCACGAAGATGCGGCAATTCAAATACATCGCCTGGTATAATCTTACGACCAAGACGAGTTACCATATCATTTGTATGAAATGTAATATAAAGCGTATCTTGATTTACAAATAAACCAAATTGCTGTAAATTATAATCTACATCTTGTATTGTATAATGCCCACGCAAATCATATACGTTTGGTTCATAACTGCGATCACGATTTTCCATGAATAACAAATCTTGTATGTTTTGCACACTTTGATTTGGATATTGTGGCTGCGTTAAATCAGTGGTTTGTCCTTGGTCTTTTGGACCAAGATATTTGTGAACATTTATTCCAACTCCACCAACTGTATAAAGTTCGCGAATACGATTATCTTGCCATTTATAATCGTTGGAATGATTTTCTCTGTATAAACTTAAACGTGGCATGGCTAATCCTATAAGATATTTATTGTAGGATTAGCCATATGTTATTAAGGTTTTTTATAAACAAAATAGAAACGGTCGCCGTTATCCTGCTTCCAAGTTTCTAATTTTACATTATTTTCTTCGGCAATGCGTACTGCAGTATCAAAATCCCAATGATAAACTTCAACCCATGGATTTTCTGGTGGTTTATTAAATGGATTAGCGCGACAGAAAACAGTCCCGCCTGGTGCAAGAAGTTCAAAAACTCGTTTAAATCGAGAAGCTACCCACTCATAGCTTTCAAAATTAATTGAGCCAAATACAATAGCAACATCATAACTTTCAGGTTTTACATTATAATCAATAATATCAACCATATAATCTGCTGCTGGATTATATTTGTCAATTCCAATTAAATTAGGAATATGTGCTTTAAATTGATTGAACCCACAACCAACATCTAAAACTGCACTCGGTTTAAGATCATTTACATCTTTAACAATATTCCAACCTGTAAATCGATATACTTCAGTGCGAGGCTTCCACATTTCTCCACCCCATACACGGCTTTGATATTTGTAATCTATATGATTAACAAATTGTTCAATGGTGCCAATAAATTCTAAATCTAAACCTTGAAATGTTTCACACACATCAGATTTAAATTTTTCCCAACGTTTATGAGTCCAAGGCAGATCACCTAAGACTGTATCTTTGCTAATATTACTACGAATTTTTTCATATCTGTCTAATTTGAAAGATTTATTAATTTTTTCTATCAAATAA